CCTTTGCGCCATCTGGCTTGCGAAGCCAAGTCATTAACCCTGTGTCAGGTTTGTACTTGACCATCCCCGCCGCCTTCGCTGCCAGTTCCAGTAGTTCGCGGTCTGTGCTCATGATTTTCCCCTATCCATGCGCTCGATTTCGGCGATGATCAGAGCCGCAGCGCGCACCAGATCGCGGCGACGATTTTTCGGCTTCCACCAGGATGGCGCCCAACTTCTTGGCCAGCCCATTGGCACGGTGTAGCTCTTTTGACGCCAGACCGGGGTATCTCCCCGGCCGCCAGAAACATCGACGGGCTCTAGCCTGACTTCGGTGCCTTGCTTTTCGAATGGGCGCGCATAGCACGCTGCAGCAATGGCGAGCGAGTCGTCGACGTGCCTGTCATCATGCTCCGGAGTCCAGCCCTCTGCCTCAATCTGCCGCTGGCGCTCAGCCAACACGTCGTCTGTAGCTTTACTCATGATTGCCCCCTGATCTTGTTCAGCGCATCACGGATATGCGCCGGCATGTGCTTGCGGTCTTTTTCTTCGGTCTTTGATTGCTGTTGTTCTGCGGCTTGCTGGCGGGCTGTGTAGGGTCTGTGATGGGGTGGGTATTCATCCTCCCATCGTTCCCCATTCAACCAGCTTGCAGGGTATGGCACGTATTCGATTTCACCTCGATCCGTCCAGATTCGCCGCCACTCGAAAAGCGATGTCAGGATTTTGTTATGCATCGTCGGCGGAATTTTCTCCCACGCCTTCCTCGCGTCTTTCTTTGCGACTCGCCTCGGGTACATCCCCCAAAAGTCGGAGAACTCTATCTGCATGTCCGTCTCTTTTGTCTGTAGTGGTACTACGTTCATAGCGCCACCCCCCAATATGCATCAAACCCGGTGAAACATTCCTTTATGTCGATCATGCACTGCTCGTCGCTCTGCCCGTTGAGCGGCTTCCAAGTGATGCCATCACCTTCCGGAAAGCACGAGGCCCAATATCCCGCCGCCCTGAACGCCTTGATGTTTGATCCGTTACCGCACTGGGAAGCTTCGGCATCGCCAAATCCGCCGCCAACTGGGTGATCTTTTTGGAATTTCCCGCCTCGCATTTCAAAGCGCGGGCCGTTCCACATAATGTTGCCCATCCCAATCTTTTCTCGGTATGGAAATACTTTGACCTTCATTTCCTCAACCTCCAATCATAGGACAAGCCAAGCAAGGAAACCTCCTTGCATTCAGCCATCCTGTTACGGACTGCTGCACCAATATGGCTAGATTCGTCTTCCAGGCGCTCGTATCGTGAGCTACGCGCATCGTTTCCTATTTGCCTGTTCCTGCAAGTCCCTCTAGAAGGCTTGCTGCGCTGGCTTGTCAGTAAGCGCACCCGGTTTAATTCCACGCGGCCCCGAACATTGGCCCTTGCTGACGTGTGGAGTACGGCGCGGCTGACAAAAGCAAAACGCCCGAAGTGCTTAGGGAGGGCGGAGCCTCTGACGAAGGCAATCGGCGCTTGCAGGGAGACAGCATTCCGATTACTTCCGCCCTTCCTAAAAACTTCGGGCGTTACGGTATTACATCTCCCTGTTTTGCGCCGGTTGTCAAGCCGTGCAGTTCGCATTATCCGCATCACTTCGGCCTTGTCAAGCCCCTGGCGCGACGGTGCAGAAACATCGCCGCAGTAACTCCAACCGCCCCACCAGCGCCCACCCACGGCACAGCCGGCCATCCTGCGCCGACTATGCCGATGATCACCGATACCTCAGCAGCCGCAATGCAGAAGGAAGTCAGGGCCGCAGGTAGGTACAGATGATGTATCACATTAAGCTGCTGAACGGATCGCAGGCCGACAAGGCAGGCGGTGGATAGGGCTAAGGTAATCATGCGGCTTCCGCATCCATATCCATCGACGGCGCGAATTCAAGTTCAAAGTTATCCACATCGAATCTATCACCACGCGCCGCCGCATCAACGTTTTTCACGGACTGTCGGTAGTAGGTATCCTTGAGCTCAAAGCCGACGCCCTTCCGACCCATCAGAACCGGAATATAAACCTCGCTGCCGACGCCCATGAACGGCGTCAGGACAGTCTCGCCGGGGTTCGTTCTCAGTGTAACGATGCGTTCGATAACGTCCAACTGCAGGGGATGAACGTGTTTCTCGTCCTCACTGTCCCGCGCCTCGCGGTAGGGCAGGACGCGCTGCATGCGGATATCGTCCCACATACAGTCGGCGTACTGGCGCCAGATCCAATGCGAGAAACGGTTCTCGGTTTGCTTTCCGGTATGGCCCCGGTAGCACATGACATCGGATGGCGGTACCCGCTCTCCGGCGTATTCAAGAAGCCCAACAGGATGAGTCACCGGTACCGGATTCTTGCCGGCTTTACGAAACAGCAGCAATTGATCCGCCGCAGCAACCCCGCAGTCGATAGAGTCAATCGTCAGCGACTGATGCGCCAGATTCTTTTGCATTGTACGCAGGCGAACGGCAAGCGGTTCCTTCCAGATGAAATGCCTGCCGGCGAACTTCCATCCGTATTTTTCATGCAGGCGAATGATGTCACCGGGAAAATCGTTGTAGGAGTCGGTACCGCTGTTGCTGTTCGGAACGTCCATGCAATGAACCGCCGTCATCCGACCAGGTACCGTTAGGCGAGTGATTTCCTTGACGACAAAATCGTAATGCTTCTGAAACTCCGCGTAGTTCGCGCTGTTTGATAGGTCGCGGTCGCTGGAACTGTAGGCATAGAGCGCGCCCTTGTCGCTGCCGAATGGCGGAGAATAGACGGACAGATGTACCGATGCGTCCGGCAACGCTTGCATGCCCTCAACGCAATCTCCGTGAAATAGCGCGTACTTATCCGTAATCAGTTGATCTTTGACAGCCATTGTGGAACCTCTTGGGTTGTGTTGAATTTCGATGCGCGGTCTATCGCCATGCTGGCGTTCATTTCCGCGACAAGATTGGAAAACATGCGATCAGCCTGAGCCGCCTTGCGCTGCAAATTCTTCAGCACACCAAGTTCGCCTTCCGTGGTCACTATATCCACCTTGACGGTACTTTTCTGGCCAAACCTCCAGAACCGACGAAGACACTGGTAATACGCCTCAAAGGAATGCGATGGGAAGATGGTTGTATGGTGGCACTGCTGCCAGTTAAGCCCCCATCCACATATCTTCTGCTTCGTGACCATAACTCGTGCCTGACCACTAGAGAATGCCAGCAGCTTTTCTTCCTTTGCGGCATCGCTATCTTTCCCGCTAACCTGAATCGCATCGGGGATCATCTGTTCAAGCATATCCCCCTCGTCGTTCAGATGGCACCAGGCAACAGCCTGCTCGCCGGTATCGATAAGTTCAGCGACCTTCTCGCAACGCTCACGCACCGTGCGACGACGTTCCTCGCGCTGTTCCTTGAGTCCGACAGCAGGAAGCGCGAACAACATCCCATCGGCTAGTGAATCAACGCGCACCAAATGTTCTTCTTCGATCATTGGCGGCAGGATGAAACCGGTATCGTCAAAACCAAGGTCTGACGGCTTTCGGATCGCTCGCGCCCAGGAACACACCCATCGCCAGAACGGAAGTTCAGCGTGACCCTTGAATCGCCATTTAATGACATCGCCGCGCATCCGGCCTGATGCAGAGTTGTTCAGATCGTTCTTGAAGAACCGCGCCAGCATGTCCATATGGCCCAAGTAGCCAAGGGCTTCGGATGACGTCCCCAATTCGAGATAGTCATTCGGAGCGGCAGTAGCTGTCGCAAGAAGGCGATACGGAATCTTTCGCATGAATACCGTAATCTCGCTTCGATGGGCACCGGAGAACGATTTCAGTATTGACGATTCATCGCATACGCACCCGACAAAATCATCCGGATTGAACTTGTGCAACTGCTCGTAGTTCGTGATCGTGATTCCGCGATGCGCTTTCCCATCGTTTGATCGATGAACTTCGATATCAAACTTGATGGCCTCGGTTACCATCTGCGCGCCGACCGCAAGTGCCGTGATAATCAGGACGTTTCCGTTCGTGTGCCTGACTACGTTCTCGGCCCACACGAATTCCATCGGAGTTTTTCCAAGTCCGCAGTCTGCAAGGATTGCGGTTCTCCCGTGAGTCAGCGACCAATCAACGATATGCGACTGGAAGTCAAACAGGAAGTCAGGCATAAACACCGGATCGAATCCATCGCCAGAATCAAGTTGCGACTTTAGCTGCAGGAATTCTGAATAGCTCATTTCTTCATCACCGCCGTCACCTTCTCCCGGCGATCCTCCCGCAACTTTCTGGCGAGGATCATCTTTTGTAGAGAGTTCCAGCGGCGCATCATCTCGTTGTTCAAGTCAGTCTCCTGGTGTTATGGGGATCGCTATTGATGGGAAACTATCCGGCGTCACCCCGAAAAGGAGTTGGGCGTCAACGAATTCCACGCCCGTATCAGCGCCGCTTCAACATCATCAAGCCGCGCCACAAGCTCTGTTGGCGTCATGCTGTAGGCTTGTAGCTTGTACCAAACGCCGCCGCATTCTCCTGTGACATCAGCCTCCACACTTTCCCACCGCTTCCCGTCGCGTTCGTATGAACTCGGAGTCAAAACAATCTGCATTTTCGGCCCGTTGCAGTCACAGTCCCGCGCTTCCAACTTGCTGCGCCGCCATGCGTACCAGTCGCAGTCGTTCATCTGGCCACGGAACTGGTTATTCCCGAACCCGAACCCACGGTCTGCAAGCCAGTCGCGTAGCTGCCCAACATTTACGTCAACCTGACCTTGCGCAATAGGCGCTGTGCTCATGATTTATCTCCTTCCGGCGCAAGGCTGGTTACGTTAGCGTTAAGCCTCGCATCCCATTCCTCGATAATTCTTTCCGTCCGCTCGATCAGATCATCGGCAACAAGGTGAGCAAATGGTGATTTCTTCGCCTCTCGAAGGTGCGCAAGTTGATCCACCGCCAGAGCGCGGCAGAGTTCCATCGATTCACAGTGGGTGATGTATTTGATGGGGCGGTTGTCGGAATGGATCACGCCGTTACCTCTTTACGCTCGTCCGTTGTTTCGTGGAGGTCGCCGGGGCGGATTGGGCGGAGTTGTTTGTCACGAATAGTGTCACCCATCTTCCCAGACCAGGCTGGAAGCTTTCGATCAATTCGCCACGTGTGATCAATGAACGTTATGCCGTTGTTGTCACGCCACCACGTGCGACCTAAATATTTAACGCAGGTAACTATTTTCCCTTCGTTTCCCGCATCACTCCTGACGATGAATGCCATCTCGCCTTCTTTGCAGTTCATGCCTTCTTCCCTCCATCTTTGATCTTCGTGGCTTTCAGCTTGCCACCGGTGAGCGATTCTGCGAGCAACTGAATGCGATGGGGCACTTTTTTCCGGTCTATCCATTTCTTCACCGCAGCCTCGCTGCAGCCAAGGTTGTATGCCGTGAAGGCCGTCGAGTTATCGAAGTGCTGAACTATTTGTGATGGGGTCATTGTGTTTCTCCTTTAGACGCATCCTATCAGGAGTTTTAGTCTCTGTCAAATAATGTTTGACAACTTGATCCGGGCGACGTATGATTCTTCACATCAGCACAAACCCTGAGTTACATCAACCAAGGAAAGTGATGCTCAAACTAATTCTGATCGGCCTATCGCTATCGCATGTGCGGCCAGAACAACGCACAGATGACGGTCGAGCGATTGCCGATTTCCTCAAGCGGCCAGAGCGCCAGCCTAGCGGTTACGGTTAGCTACCGGGGTCATTGCAAGTCTGGTTGCAGTGATCCCGCCAAAAACAATAATCGATGAGATACCTAATGGAATGATTTAAAAGGGCGAGCCGGGGCGGCCTATTAAACAGCCCCGGACTGAATTCGCAGCAGGCAGTACATCAACCAAGGAGGCAACATGGACCCACTCGAATCCGAAGACTCTGCAGGCTACAGCGACTTCCTCGCGGACTGGATATTTATTGTCTTCATCCTGCTGATCGCGGCTGTTGTGGCCTATACGCTGGTGCCGCTGTTCAACCCTGCTTGGGGGATGCTTTGATGGATGGCAAAACGCACTTCGCAGACGGCTGGTACATTGCGAAGCTTCAACGCGAGCGCGACGAACTGAAGGCGCAAGTGGCGAGCTTAAGAAAAGATATTCAGGACGCCGACGATCTGTTAACCAAAGGGGATAATCACGGCGCGTTAGTACAGGTGCGCATGGCAGCCTCACGGGCAAGCGATAGTTACTTGGACTACATAGCTCGCGCCGCAATCTCCAAGGTCACGCAATCATGAGCAAGATGCTAGAAGCGTGGAATAAATTCTGCAACACAGAAACACCCGGCCCGACTGGCAATTTCGAGTTCGACCTGTTCGCAGCAGGCTACCAAGCCGCCATTGCTGCGATACGGGAAGGCGGGCCAGTGGCGTTTGAGATTGATACTAACAATCAATCGTTCATTCCTCAGCGAGTAGGTGCATGGCTTGCTTATGACGTAGATGGATTTAAATCCAATATGGCGAAGTGTCTATCAGTTACCAACGTAAAGCCCCTATATCAACTCCCGGATGACCTGACATGACCCGCCCTGCCGACTACGCCGTCACCCTGACCACCATCATCTGCGCGCTGATCTCGGGGTGTGCTGGCTTGTCTCATACCGTTGAATACCGGGAAGCCAATGGTCACACAATCGAAATCCACACCGATGCCCCAAAGGAAATGGAGCCCAAAGAATCCGTCTGCAAAGAGCCGTGGGCAGGATGCTACGAGAAATCGACTCGCCGGGTATTCCTGCGCTCTCCAGTCACTGAAGAAGACGTCGAGCATGAGATTGCCCACGATGCGGGGATGAGCCACGGATGGTGGCTGTTCTACGGCCAGTGGATCGGGACTTGTGCTTACGTTTTCGTCGGTGCCGGTAAGTACAAGGCCGACACGTTCATCTGTAAGAACGGCAGGGGAGAGCGGATTTACGCAGGGCAAGAATTTCTGAAACTTACATCGCCGGCAGCGGCTTTTGCAAAGGAATGATGATGGGCGCGATTAATTTTCACGAGGCAAAAGTTATAGCCGCTCTCGGAACCCTGGCGGACGTAGAAAAGTGTCTAAGGTTCTTGGCTCGCGTTGGTGTTGTAAAAGAAGACAGCGTAGTCAAGGGGTGCCGCAAGTTCGTGAAAGACCACCCGGAAATACAGGCTTGGATCGATAGTGACAAATTTAAGGACGACATAACAAAATGATCGACGCCCTATTCAACCTCGCTCACGCTCAATCAATGGCCGCTGCGCCTTCGTCCGTCAAGGATGAGGTAATGGCCGAATTCATGGCCCGATGGAAGCGGCAGCATCCGAAACGCGAGCCGCAGGAGCGTAGCCTGGACGAAATCAACGCCGAGGAATTGGCGAACTTTGACCGCGCTGAAGCTGGCGCAATTAATCGGGAGAACACATGAGCAAGCCAAAGCTAACGGGGTGGTATCCGGGGGAAGTGAAGCCGTGCTCGGATAAGGAACATATCGGGCCATACAAAAGAAAATACCGGAGTGGAAGGGTATTTTTCTGCTGGTGGAATGGGCGTTACTTTGGGATGATTGGGGCGACCACGAAAGACGCTCACTCAAACCAAGATTGCAAATCCAGCGACCAGTACCTGCCTTGGCGCGGCCTCACGGAGCCATCCAAATGACCCCCTACTCTGTAGCCCGCCAAGCCGTCAAAGCATGGCCTCGCCACGATCTTGCCACAAAGGAGCAAATCCGCGCACTTCGGGCGGGATATATCAAGTCTCGCGGATGGCTTGGTGATCGCTGGTTGCTTGCGGTTCCTGTTCAGCGGAGGGCGTCGTGAACGCGGCGCCGTGGACACTCGATCAAGTTGTCTTCCTCTGCAAGCATTACAAGACCATGCAAGCCAAGGCAATCGCCGAGAAGCTATCAGAAATCGGCCCAAAGAGAACCGTTGAATCCGTCTATTCCAAGGCTGAATCAATGGAACTCAAGCGGCGCAACGTGGGGCAATTTACCACGGCAAAAGCCAGAGCGCTCAGGAAGGCGCAGACGATCAAAGCCCCGCTTCGTGACCGCATCAAAGCCATCATCGAGCGCGACACAGACCGGACCATTCTTCAGCTTTCCGAGGAAACCGGCGCGCTAAGGTCAAGCTGCCAGACGATATGCCGAAAACTGATCGCCCTGCATGAAATACACATTCATGACTGGCCTAGCGTAGGAAAGCACGGTGCTCATGAGGCGATATATCGGAACGGCCCCGGCGTGAGCGCAAAGAGGCCAAGGAACGGAGCGGAGCGATTCAGCCACGGAGAAATACAACCGATACCGCAGCCGGTTTATCCAATGTGGCATTACCGGGTGTTTGCGCCGCAGACACAAACCGCTTGACTTCCCGAATTGCGTAGATACAATTACAACATGAACGACACCACCAAAGCAGGCCGCAAAACAATCTACACCGAACTCATGAAGACCCGTCAGATTCGCGCGCCTGATGGACTATGGGCAAAGTTTCTGCGCATCGGCGGGTCGCCGTGGTTCAGGGCGCAGGTTGACGCGGCTCCAGATAAAAGAACGAAGAGAGGGAAGAAATGACAACCGCACTAGTTTCGCTCACCACTCAGCTTGCGAAGCGCTTGGACATCGGTGCCGACGGGGCTGAACTCGTCGCAATCCTCAAGGCTACCGCATTCAAAGGACCGGCCACTGACGCGCAAATGACGGCTTTGATGGTCGTCGCAAATCAATACGGGCTGAACCCGTGGACGAAGGAAATCTACGCCTTCCCTGACAAGAATAACGGGATTGTTCCGGTCGTCGGCGTTGATGGATGGGCGCGAATCATCAACGAGCACCCGCAGTTCGACGGCATGGACTTCGAGCAGGACGACACTCAATGCACCTGTCGCATGTACCGTAAGGACAGGGGGCACCCGATTGCCGTCACCGAGTACAAAGCGGAATGCTCACGCGACATGGGTCCGTGGAAGTCGCACCCGAAACGGATGCTGCGCCACAAGGCGATGATTCAGTGCGCCCGCCTATCGTTCGGCTATGTTGGCATCTATGACCAAGACGAGGCCGAGCGGATCGTGATCGAGAAGGACATCACGGAGGAAGGCGAAACGCTCAAGCCGGAACCGAAAGCGCCGGAACCTTGGCCGGCTGACAAGTTCGCCGCCACCATGAACAAGCAGGGGAAGATGGTCACGGCAGGCACCAAGACTGCCGCCGACCTGTTGGCATGGATGAAGACAAAGCAACCCCTTACCGCCGAGCAGGAGGCCGCTGTCCTCGCTTTGAAGCCCGCCGCTCAATCCGGCGAACTGATGGCAAGCGCCGATCAGATTTTACTGATTCGCGCAAACGCTGAAGACCTCGGAATTACCGAAGCCGAAATCGTCAAGCGGTTCGCGCTGGCTTCGCTGGATTCTCTGCCGGCGAATATGGTCGAGTCGGTTTCGCAATTTCTTTCCGATCCAATCGGATAACGATCAATGGGGCGAAACCTCGATATCGGATGCTGCGACCCGCTGCGCTGTTCATGAGAGCGTGGCCCTAGCAACCAGCGACCAAAGACAAAGTAGCCCCACCAAACACTAGGAGAAATCATGAATACCAAAACAGCCACCGCCATCGAAATGACCGCCGTCAAGTCATCGCAGATCGCCGCTATCGGCCACGACCCGGAAACCAATACACTGGCAATCCAGTTTCCATCGAAGTCGGGCACCGGCAGCGTCTATCACTACTCGAACTTCACCGCCGAAGATTTCGCGGCATTCAGCGCCGCCGAGTCGAAGGGGGCACACTTTGGCAAACACATCAAGCCGCTCGCCGAGAAATTCCCGTTCCTCAAGATTCAACCGGCCAAGAAGGACGAAGAAGCATGAAGACCATCGAAAGCCTTATTCCGGGTTCCGCCGCATGGCTGCAGTCGCGGTCTGCATCGAAAGCGCCGGCAATGATGGGCGTCAGCAAATACCAGTCACGCAGCGAACTCTTGCGCCTGATGGCGACCGGTATCACCAAAGAAGTCGACGCTGCCACGCAAGCGCGGTTTGACGCCGGCCACGCCAGCGAAGCCGCGGCGCGCGAGATCGCCGAGGATATTCTGTGCGACGGACTGTCTCCGGTCTGCGGTTCGACGGATGACGACTATCTGACGGCGAGTTTTGACGGCCTGACGTTCGACGGTCGGATCGGATTCGAGCACAAACTGTGGAATGAGTCGCTCGCCGATGCTGTGCGCGCCGACGAGTTGCCCGAGGAATACAAATGGCAGATGGATCAGCAGATTCTGGTCGGCGGTCTGGAATACGTGCTGTTCATGGTCAGCGATGGCACCCGCGAGAAGTGCGTGAGCGTGGAATACCGTTCGACGCCGGAACGCGCCGCGAAACTAGTGGCCGCATGGAAGCAGTTTGATGCCGATCTCGCCGCCTACCAGCACCAGGAAGTCATCCCCGCCGCCGTCGCCGCGCCGCAGATGCAGTTGCCCGCCGTGTCGATTCAGGTCAATGGCTCGATAGCCCTGATCGACAACCTCGCGGTATTCGGTGACGCTCTGACCGCCTATGTCGGCCAGATCAACCAGAAGCCGGAAACGGATCAGGACTTCG